GATGTTATTGATAAGTTTGAACTTATCAATAACATCTGATACAGTAAACATATCTGTTTTACCTACCCAGTTTGATTGAGAAATATATCTGATATCTGGAGACTTGTGATAGAAGGTAAGTACTGGATTCCATAACTCTACTTCATAATCATCTTCCATCATTTGGAAATGCCAGAATTCTCTATCTGTAATAAGCATGTCACGGAAACCTCTCTCCTCTAGTTCATCCATTCGGAATCTTTCTGTATCTACAGCATGTTGATGAGTAGCCCATTGTTCTACCATAGAACGGTAATCTTTTTTAAAGAACTGTTCAATTTGTGGTAGTTGTTTTATAGCATCAGGAGCTAGTTGTTGTTTTGCTTCTTCAGATTCAGGATCAAGTCCTTGTTCTAACATTGCTGCAACTATCTTTGTTTGAGCATCTGTCATTAATGTTTCTTCTACTTGTGCTCTTTTTTGTTCAAGCATTTCATTGTAAGAAAAATCATCAATAGCTCTATATGTTAATTTAGTAGATCTTTTAGCAAATTCAGCTACTAAAACATTAATAACATTTGGGATAATTGGGTAAAACTTTAATTCTAATGCTGAGTAATCTTCCTTAACAAGAGTTTCAACTATATCCCTGTATTCATTATCTTCCTCAATGATATAGTCTGTTCTATCAATAATACCTTTTGCTAATTTATAATTCTTCATTAGTCTTCGGGCATTTCTACGGATTTGTTTTAATCCTTGCCACTCTAGCCAGTCAAGATTCCAAGCTGCCCACTCTTCATCTTTATCTTTTTTAGGAATAAACTGCAATGGTTGGGTAATACTACCCATCCTGTTTTGTTCAGTCTTAACACCTTTCTTAGCTTGTAATGCGTTAATTATTTGCATAATTTATTATTTAATATTTTTAAATGCAGATTTTTTAAACCCACTATTGAGCATATTGTTTTTTCCACCACCCATATGTCTAAACATACTCTTATTTAATTTAAACAAATTTTCTGACTTTTGCAAGTTTTTGGCAGTATCATCCATGATTACTTTTTTAGTGTAACCTCTATTTGTTTGTTGTATCCGCATGAATGCAACCAATGCTGCAAAAGAAACTAGTCTATCCACGTTGACTCCTGGTGCATATTCCCTCATCTCTTGTAACAACATCATATCAGGTATTCTTTCAATACCATATTTTGTACGTACAATTGTACCATCAGCTTTAGTTTCTACATCAAGTTCTTCTTTACAATACTCAATAGCATAACTTAACAAGTGAGCTTTAAACAATGTACCGGTATTCTTCCAACCATACTCCTGGAACACGTTAGCATTTGCACCAAGATCTTTTAAGAACATAATCTGACTCTTAGGCACCAAGTATCTTTGTTTTTTTCTTGACATCATATACTGAATAAACAAAGAAATGTTATTCTCAATAACAGTCCAAGCATTATACCATTCAATAATTAACTCAAGTTTCTGATGTGTTTTGTTTATATCATCATATCTACCACACCAAGCAGCTACAATTTTATCTGGTTCTATGTATGTTTCTGTCTCTGTACCGGTTACTTTAGTTACCTCTACAGGAGCTTTCATGACATAGATAGAACATAATGATTCAGATGTAGTTGTCTTACCCTCAGACACGGGGTCAATAGATGCGTAGTACTGACCAAATGATGGTTCAGCTACTGGTCTTTCCCATACTACAAGACATCCTGTTTTATCTTCAGTCTTCTTAGTAATTGGAAACTCTCTAATTGGTTGTTTATTAGAAGCTTTTACAACTGGTTTTCCATTCTCATCTGTACTAATATCTAAGAACTCATAACCATATTCTTTATCTTCAATTCTTCTTTGCTGTGCAGTAAGTAAATGTGTTGGGAATACAGATACTGTTCTGTGTGCAAATGCTTCTTCAATATTTCTTGGATGCTGAGAAATCCTTAATTGGTAATCTTCTGGAGATAACTCATCTTTCCATTTAGCAAACTGTTCATCTAAAGCTTTTAATGCATCTTCTACAAGTGAATTACCAAACTCATCAATGTGTGGAGGCATAGACCATTGTTCAGGAATAAATAAACCTGACATACCAACAGTACCTTTTGCATCTATCAGATTTGTTTCAACTGCATAAATGTCTTTTGATATAGGGTTAAGGATCATATCCCTTAAAGGATTACATTGAGATAAATCCCCCACAGATCCTGCGGCCATAAACATTCCTGTTGTGATCATACCTGATCTCATGGCTGGTCTCATATACTCATATGTCTGATCCATTTTAGGCGCAATACCTGCCTCCTCATGAAAGAAGTATTTTACCGGACCCCCTACACCATTTGTAGGATCTTTTTCAAAAGACATACCTTGCATGGTACCTTTTAAACCTACTTCATTCTTTCTATCCCCTTTTCTAACTTCAATCTTCTGTTGCCACATCAACACTTTGTCTGGAGACATTGGTCTATACCATGCAGTATGTTCATTCAAAAATGCTGCATACTCAGACATAAACTTCCAAGAACCTTTCTCATTAATGTAATCTTTAAGACTAGCTCCCATTTTAAGAGTAACCCCAGCCTCAAACCAAAGCTGATTAAGTAACTTAGAAATGTGAAAGTATGATGATGCTATCTGACGTTTCTTTAGAATAGCTACATGTTGGTAATTTAACTCAGCAAGTAACTCATATAGTGCCATGTGGTATTGTGCATCTCTGACTTTAGCAAAACCAAAATTTTGTTCTTCCTTGTCAAAGATAGGTAAGAAGTTTAACCACATGTAGTAATCTCTTGTAAGATACCACTTCTTACCATTGTTTATATAAAATACACCTTTTCTACATTTATGTTTTTGATCATCCCAATAGTTAATAAAATCTTTGGACTTAAAAGGTGCTGTACAATATACATTGTTTTGTTTAAATTTTACAGACTGCTCATTAAATATAAAACTTGTTTCATCAAATTCATATTGACCAGGTTCTTTAAAAAGCTCTTTAATAGCTTCTGCAAATTCTTGTCTAGAGTTATAACTAACTGTAGACCAATTACCATTTTCCCAACAGGGAATATCTTCATATATTTGACTCATAATTAACTATCGTAAGCTAATCCCTGTCCACCTCTAACCTTGCTTGATTGTTCATCTTGAAGATCTTTATAGACTCCTTTAAATGATGCTCTAATCTGATCAAAGTTTTTAGCTGCAGCAACTAATGAATTAATGTTACCATCTCTACCTGCACTAATACTTGTAGTCTCCATGTATCTAGCTAATCTATCTAACATGGATGCCATACCTTTATATGCTCTTGATGTAGGAGTTTCATACATTCTTTGACAGAACTGTAATGCAATAAATATATCATCATCCTCTGGAGAAAACTCTGCTTGTATCTCTTGTAGTATAATAGGTTCTTTATCTATCTCAGGTGTATGAAAGAAAGGATTCATATCTGGATTAGGACATGTCATGTAAAATAAATAGAGATATATCTTAAGATGATCTTCAGGATAGTTATCCATTATATCTTTAAGAGCTTTCAGTGTGTAGCAATGTTCTGTTGGGACTACTACTCCGTTTTGTACATCAAATAATCTTACTATCATTTCTTTTTAATTTTGTGTTTATTGTTTTGTAAAAAATGCATAATACTAATTACCTCGTCTACAAGATAAGGTACTGACATAGGGATAACTTCTTTGACAATTGGATTACCTTCTCTATCTAACTTAGCAATAGGATAACCCCATTTGTCTTCTCCTTCCTGTTCAAATGTAATATGATGTATAAATATTCTTCCTGGTTTTAATTTAGGATTGTGCTTAAGTATAACATACATATAAATACTCAATTGTAATGCATAATGATTAAAATTACAATCATCTAAATGACTTACAGGATCAAGCATCTTTTCAGTAATACCCTCCCAATTAGTAAATGCTTCAGTCTTAATTTCTTTATTAGTCTTATAGTCAATAATATTTACTTTACCATTGACTACTTCAACTAAATCTGATTGACCACATATACCTGCTGATCTTAAATAGACCATATGTTCTGGATATATACCAGAATCAAGTTTCTGTGACGGAGCATATCTAATACCATCAGTCTCACCAGATGGTGCAATTACAGGAACAGTAACCCCTTCTCTTTCCATAGATGCAAAAGAACATAAGTCGTCTTCTCTTTGATTATGATAATATGTCCCTAAAGTAGTAGCTCTATCTGCTTCATTCTTCCAAATAGCTTCTATATCTTTAGGTTCAACACCATACCATTTTGATCTCTTATTTTTAGAAACTCTTTCAGCTACAGCTTTTGCATCAAATCCTTTTTTTAGACTTGATATAATTGTAGTTACACTAATCCAATCAATCCCTTCTGCACCATCAATACTTCTGTAAGTATGATCTGATGCGTTAAATACTATGCTCATGACTTAATCTTTAAGTTCATCTAATGCATCCTCTTCTTCTACTGTAGCAAGAGCTTCCCATTTACCCAAAGGACAATCAGAAGCTAATGATCTGGTTTTAAAATTTAATGAGCATCCACACTCATTACAACATGGTGCCGTACCTTTAACAGCACATTTATTTCCTTTACTTGGACATTCGTCACAGATAGAATATCTTAATCTGGCAATTTCTTCTACAGTTTCATCACGAATAACTGTATTAGTTATCCCCTCCAGAATCTGTTTCCTGTTTTGCCAAATTATTTTGAGAGTATTTTTCATCTTTAAAAGTTTGTTTTTTAGTTAGTTCTTTATCTAT